TCTTTCAATGAACAATGCGCACAGAGCTCCGATTTAAGCCCAGAATGTTCTTTATGCGGACAGAAGTTTGCAATACCATATTGGCCGCAATCTTCTGGCAAAGAAGCAAGTTCCTGAGTAAATGTTAGCTTTGTTACACCTAATGGTTGAAGAGGTTCATATTTAGAAACTCTCCAAGCAATAGGGATTGGGCGACCAGGTTCATTCATAAGAACTCTTTGGTCGTAGTTTATAGTTTGAGAATAAGGTGTTGTTGGGCACCAAAACTTCTGTTGGTTTTCTACAGAAGTCATGACATAGTCCGTCCAAACACCACTATTGTAGGAACTCTGTGTTCTCAAAACACCCAAAATACTATAAACAATATCTCCAATTTTCCACTTAAGAGTCCAGTTACATTTTAAAACATAATAAGTAGGAAACTGTGGATGGCTATCTTTTAATACAACAAGCCATCTTTCTAATTCTCCATTATTATCTGGAATATCAATATAAGAACCAACAGGAATACTCATATGCTGACGAAGCTGGATGTTATAATCTTCTTCATCACCTGCAAGAGATCTTCTTGTATTAATAAAAAATTTGGCATCATATTTAACATTGAACATATCGCTTGGAGCATGAGTTACATACACCTCTCGATATGCTGGGTCGCGCTTAAATGTTTTATCAATTACCATATCAGCATTACGCCGATACGCTTGTGATTGTCCCGCTCCTTGAATAGCCATTCTGGCTTTAAATAAATCAAGCATTACAATCACCATCCTTTAATACATTAACAAAATTTGCTGCATCTAAAATAGATTTTCTAAACTGCTTCGGATTATTACGGGCAGTTTCTAAACATGCTACGATTGTTAAGATTTCAGGCTGATAGTTAAATATCTTGCTAGAACCACCAATTTGATTAATAAGAGATTGAATATGGGCATCAAGACTTGGATCATTTTTCTCTTTCTGATACAAGCAATTAATAATGGCCCCATAAAAATAGCGCTTTTGTGCAACTAATTGAGAAGAGGGAATGTTCATAATTATCCCTCCAAATAAGAGCTAAATTCATAGCTGTAATCTCTAGATAGTTTTTGTGCCTCAAGTTTCAATTTCTCATCATGTGCTAGTAGTTCTGATATATGCGCAGCTTGCGAGTAATATTTTGCCTCTTTATCAGAAAAAACCTGCGAGGTCAAAAGAGTACTGGAAATCTGCGGAGCCAACCAAGCTCTTACCATCAAGATTGCAAGAATTTCTTTCTCGATATCTAACAGATCTACGTTAAATCTTCTTAGTTCATCGTCTCGATCCGAGAGGTCATTCTTACATTTACGAAAATTTGCAATGGCGCTTAGAAGATACCCATGCAGAGTATCTTCTAAGTCTACGTCATTCATAGCTGCCAAATCAAAATCTGTTATTTTTCTTGTGGCTAAATCATAAATGTTTTCATAAGAGGTGGCCATATATATCAGCCTCCTTATCCAATCATCATGATTAATTCAGTACCTAAAATTTCGTCGATTGCTCTAATTGTTCTAAGGTCATATAAAGTACCGTCCTGAATCATAGCATATGCCATATTCTGTACGGTAGACTTCATACTTGTAGGAAGTCTCTTAAGCTGTGCAACAAATTGTCTATGAGGTAGTTTAAACATTTCCTTAAGATCAATAGCCTGCACATTATCATAAATCTTGCCCAGGTCTGCCTTCCATTCCTCTACAAGATCCTCATCCTCAATGATAATCATTGGATCAAAAAGATATTTGGAACGTAAAGCTCTCCAAGACATAAGATCCTGATATTCAACTTCTCTAACATCGCCTTCGTTAGCCCAAGAATAAGGCATACGAGTCTTAGGGCCAATTAGAATTAGTTCTCCAAAACGAACACTTCTGCAAAGAATTAGTTCACTAGGATCATGCTTAGGTTTGTTGATTTTCTTAGGTTTTTCAACCTCTTCAACAACCTCTTCGACGATTTCTTCAGTAATTTCTTCAATAATTTCATCTTTTATGGTAGTGTTCTTTTTTGCATTAGCCATATTATTTTCTCCTTTTATCCTTTAAAATTAATTAGATGATTTCCCAAACACCAAATACGGTAGCGAGAATTACGTTAATACCCATCTTGTAGAGTACTTCGTATTCCTGGCTCATATCTCTGTTGGTATCCTTATCAGTAACCTGAGAAACCTGAGTCTCACCATAGTTAACAAGTTTGATAAACTTGTTTGCAACAGAAGTGGGGATGATGTAAAGTCTGTCGGTATCAAGCTGATACTCAACGGAAGCGCTATTGATAGAAGCGCCACGCTTTAGACCCTGACCAATCTCAGCAACCTGGAAGCCTTCCCAGTTACCAAGAATGCCGCCGTTCTTATAATACTCGTCCTTCATATTCTCAGAAAGCCAATTAACATCAGCCATAGCAGTTAGAGAAGATAGAGCGGTACGAGCACCAAAGATGGTAACCTCAGAACCGGTAGCCATGGAAATATCCTGGCAAAGCTTAACAAGAGTAGCCTTGTTAGCAGTCTCTAGAGCACCAGACTTAACCCAGTTAGCACCAAGGCTTTCCTTAGCGCCACGTAAAGAAGCGTAAAGTGCGTCATAGAGATAACGGTTGATAGCTTCAGTAACCTTAGTTACAAAAGAAGCCCAATCCTCAGCGCCTAGAAGAACGCGCTCAAAATCAGCGTAAATCTTACATTTGTGTTTAACATTAAAATATCATTTTTCTATTTTTTGCCATGTTAATGGCTTACCAGTAACAGGATGTTTGCCTGCATGTTTTAATTTTCCGTTAATACAAGACGAAATACTAGTATGATTAACTCCATACTTTTCTGACGCCTCTTTTGCTCCCCAGAACGACTCATCTAATTCTGGTGAATAAATAGCGGTTGCTCTTGGATTATTTTTACCAGAAGTGCATTGACTATATCGTAATAGCGACTCCTGACTTAAATTTTCACGAGAATGTGCTCTACTTAATTTATTATGTACAAATGTTGTCCAATCAAAATTTGTATAATAATTTATTTGTTCTTGATCCATTGAATTATACTCATCAAAATACATAAAATTATAATATTTTTTACACCAATCTATCATAGTAATATCAACGACATTATTATTTTTTGCCGCTTCTTTTACCGATTCGTATACTTTCCCAGATAATAAATGAATAACTTTTTTATTAGTAGTCGGGGCGCTTTCGCCACCACTTGTTAAATTGTATCCATTTTCATGAGATAGTGTATGATATTTTGCAATATAATAACGTTCTTTGTCACAAATAACAGAAGGGTCGCATAATTCTAAGATATTAAACTTAAAAGCCTCTTCTCCATTTATATTCCATGCTCTTTGCAAATAAATGTTTGCATGACTATTATTACGGAGTTCGCTTTTATGTTCATTCCATCTTCTATATATATCCCGTGATAAACCAATGTATTTTTTATTATTTATTATATTTTCTATGCAGTAAATTCCACATAAATATTTTCTCATTAGCTCAAACCTTTATGTAATTATTCAGAAAAATGATATTTAGGACGCTACTCCTATGTTGGTTTAAAACCCTTTAGCTTTCACTAAAGATCAGACTATATCTTTACCCATAATAATGGGTATGCACCACTTCGGATTACCAATCGCTTGTAATCCTACGTCTTCCGACTAGTCGTTGAACTTTTTCCGCAAATATTATACTACATTAATTTTGTATTGTCAATATTTGGGAACTTAGCTGCTGATTATCCATTATAGTTACACTTAGGATTTAACCATATGTAATCTGTATTTGTTTTTTCTACTTTCGTAGCATTCACGCTCGTGTTTACACACCACGTTGTAGCCAATACAGCTTTAGGATTTTCCAGCAATTCGATGCATATTTTATTCGAACAGCTTACGCTATAAGGGCACTAAATTTAATGCCAAACCATTCGCCAGCAACAGAGAAATGTCTACCAGCACCTAATCTCTGGCGAATCATATTATGGTGATTACCGCTTACCTTAGAAACACTTAGAATAGAATCGTCTTCAACATAGAAGTCATTCTCATCATTTAGAGCTAGGTTACGGCTATCAACGAACTGCATGAAGAAAGGATTCTCCATCCAACCAGCGATAAGAACCTCCTCAATAGTCTCTTCAATAATGGTAAATACTAACTCACGGTTAGCGCGGATTGCACGCTTAACAAACTGAGGCTTATCTTCCTTAGAAATGCCTAGAGCAGCACGGAACTTCTCAACAATCTTAGCGTTAGCTTCCTTAGCAGAATATTCCTTAACTTCCTTATTAGCAGCATCAACTAGAAGCTTCTGGAAGTTAGCAAAGTTTTCAGAATTGTTATCAAAGGCAGCCTGAACGGTGCTATTAAATCTCATAGAATTAGCCATAAT